AGCTCCAATCCTTATGGTTCATCTGCGGCGTCGGCGGCGGTCGGTATCCCTGTTCGTGCATGGCGAAAGCCTGCTTAATGCTCTCGACACGCTCGGCGCGGCTCATCTCCACGGTCTTGACGGTGAGGCTTTCGTTGCCGACCTCGATGCAGCCGGCGGCCTTGGTGCGGGCGCGGAATTGGGACTTGCTGGTGTAGGTCTTGCCATCGGCCATGTGCACGGTCGGGGCCATGGCGTCGGAGATCACATGCACGGTGCGCAAGGGCGCGGCGCGGCGCTTGTCGACCATCTTGCCGTTGCGGAGCACGTAGGTGGCGCGGGCCATCAGTTCACCCTCCCATTCGGCGCGGCGGGGTTCATGGCGCGGGCCTGCGCCTCGGTTGCGGCGGCCTGTAGTTTCATCTGCTGGTCGATCCACGCCTCGCGCTGGCGCTGCTGTAGCTCGGCCTGCGACATGGCGATCTTGATCTGGCCCTCGGCCTCGGTCTGCTGGAGCTTCTGCTGCCCCTCGGCCTGCTGGAATGCCAGCTTCTGCTGGCCCTGCTGCTGGTCCATGGCGGCCTTCTGCTGCATCACCTGCGTCTCCGCCTTGGCTTTCTCCGCTGCGGGGTCCGGCGGCGGGGGCGGCGCCGGCTGCGCGGCAATCTGCTTCATCTTGTCGATGGCGCCTTCCATCGCGCTCTCCAGCCCGCGCCCGGCCTTGTACTGGCGCATGGTGAACAGCATCGCCTGGCCGATCACGTCGCCGAGCGGGGCGAGCACGGGCGCGGCGGCGGCTACCTGAGTAAACTCGACCACCTTCGTTAGCATCTCGCCGAACACGCCGAGGAACTCGGCCGCCTGCTGTTTCGACGCGCTCTCGTCCAGCGCAATCGTGCTGTCCGTCTCAACGTCGATGCGGAAGTTCCGCATGGCATCGTTCCGCAGAAGCGCGACGGCCTCCTGGAACATCTGCTTGGTCTGCGGGTCGGAGTTGATTTCGACGCCGCTCATCAGCGCCAGCGTCTCGGGCCGGAACTTCTCGCTGATGATCTCCGCCTTGATCGCGATCATGTCGCGGGCAAGCCGGCTCATCTCCTCCTGCTTGTCGCGAAGCCGAAGCGTGGCGAATTGGCCCTTGATCTGCTGCGCCGTCGCGGTCTCGGACGGGCTCGAGTTGCCGCGGACAATGTCGGCAATGCCGGTGATCTCGTAGAGGTCATCCTTGACGGCCTTGCGCGAGGCGTAGAGCTGCGCCAGAGCCGCAACCACCATCTCCAGCGGGAACCAATCGACCGTGCCCTGGATGCCGCCTACCTTGGTGAACGTCGCCCATGCGTCGATGGGGATAAGTTGGTTCTCGGCGCCCTCCTGCATCAGGCGCGCGATGCCGGTCTGCGTGCCGTCGTAGAGGCCCATGACGCGGCACACGTCCACAAGCCGGGCGATGCGCGCCGTCAGGTCGTCAAGCTCCTGCGCCTGGTCCTGATACTGCGCGTAGTCGGGAACCGGGATCATCGTCCCCGTGGTCAGCGTGCCGAACGCGGGCCTCGGGCAGGGGAAGAAGTCTTTGAGGCCGAGCGGGTCAGGCTTCTTGTCGAGGAGGCCGTCAGAGTAGCCGGGGTTGATCCAGATCGCCTCGCGCGTCGGCTTGTTCCAGATTTCAACGACGGTCGCCTTCTTCCACATGTCGCGGTTAAGGGCGCCGTTCGGGTCTTCCTTCGGCATTAGAGACGGCGTGTAGTCCAGCGGCACCGCCTCGCCGATCTCCTTGCCGAAGCGGGAGACCATTTCGTCGCGGGTCAGGTAGGTCTTGCGATAGACCATGTAGACCTCGGACCAGTCGCGGGCGTCGTTGGTGCCCCAGTCCTCGTACTTTACGTGATCCTCAATGACCTCCTCGAAGACGACTTCTTTCTGCGGCGACTGCTCGCCCTCGACCTGCTCCGTCGCGGCGCTCTGCTGTTCATCGTTCGTCACCTGAAGGCCGACATCGCCGGCAGCGTCCTTCATCGGCGGCTGCGAGCGCCAGTGCGGCACATAGCGCAGCCACGGCACGCCGCGGGCGTACAGCAGATAATCGTCGCGGCACGCCTTGAGAACCTGATGGGTCCGCTCGTCAATCGAGTAGGCCAGAGCGCGTTCAAGTACCTGCGAGGCGACCCGGCCCATCGGATCGCTGTCCTTCCACCGGCGCTCGACCTGCGGCTTCGGCGGCTTGGCGTATGTGGCCGGCTTCAGCGTCTCAATATTGGACCACAGGATGTTGAACCTGCGGCCTACGTCGATGTTGGCCCCGTTCGGATCGTCGGCGCGTTCGTCGCGATACCGCTTGGTGATGACCTTGCATCGGTCGCGGTACTTCTTCTGCGACTTCTCGCCGAGTTCGTATTCGCTGATCCAGCGCCGCGCCTCGTTCGACGGCCCCTTGCCGTAGTCGTCGGCCGTCTCGGCCTGATCGATGGGGAGCGCGTCGCCGGTCATGCTACTGGCCGGAGCCCTCGGTGATGTAGACGATGCCCGTGGTGGTGAGCGCCTTGACGCTGAGTTTCACATCCACCTGCGGATTGCGGGTGAAGATGTTGACCTGCCCGGGGACGAGGGGGATCTGATAGAAGCCGCCGCCGGCCGAGCCTGCCTTAGCGGTGATGCCGGCCGAGCCGACGCCGTGAAACGCCAGGGTCGAGGCCGCGACGATGCGGTATTGATTGCCGTTTCCGGTGAATGTGTAGCTGGTCGCCGTGGTGGTGACGCTGAGTTTGGCTGTCTTGCCACCAGTGAACGGAGGAAGCATGCGGACCTCTCGCTTGCTCCTCGGGCGCAGCGCGGCCTCGGAATGATAATCCAGCTTGTCGGGGTTGCCCGGCGCCAAGCGGGGGGAATATACCACAAAATCTAGTGGTTGCTAGGCCCGCTTATTCTGCGTCCTCTGCCAGCTCGGCTTCCCCCGCTTGTCCCATGGCGGGGTGACGAGAACTTGGTGATCGCCGGCCATGGGCACGCTGTCCTTGTGGACGATCTGGCCCGGCCGGATGTCGTCCAGCAACTGGCCGATCAGGGAAAGCGCGTCCACCTGATCATCATGCTTTCCGGCCGGAAATGACAGCAGTTCGCCCCGGAACAGGCTGGCCCACGGCAAACTGCGCGGCAGCCAGAGCCCCTTCATCGCCATGCGCGCCCGAATGGCCTGGGCGCGCACCGCCTTGTCGTGGCGGCTCGGAAACTGGCGCCGGAACGCATAAGCCTTGCGCTGGCGCTGGCGGCGCTCGAGGAACGGGCCAATGGCGGCGTTGATCTGCCCGCTTTCCTCGGCCCACTCCATCGGCTTCCATTGCAGCACGAGGTCGCAGAAAGCCTCAATCCACACGTCTGCCGTGGTTTGCTGGCGCCAGAGGTCAAGCACGTACATGTTGTCATCTGGGTCTACGCCGATGACGATATGCACCGTCCAGTCGCCGCCCTCGGCCGTCACGGCGTAGTCGCTGGCTCCGTAGACGCGCATCTGGTCGCGCGGCGGTAGCTCATCGTATTCGTGCAGCCATACGGCCCGGAAGAAGTCGCCGGTATCGGGAGATGGGCGCTGCTGGTAGAGCGCGGCCCAGTTGCGGGTGTCGCGGCGCGCAATCTGGAACATCTCGGACGTAAACCACTCAGGCCAGAGCAACTCGCCCGGCTGGCGGCCGAGCGGATCGTTTACCTCGGCCTCGGCAGGAAGGCTCAAAATATCCCACTTATCTCCGCCGGCCTTCTCCTCCTCCAGCAGCCACCCGGCAAGGTCGTCCTCATGCCAGCGGGTCATGATCAGGATGATCCATGCGCCGGGCTTAAGGCGGGTATAGAAATCTGCTTTGTACCACTCGCGGGTCTTCGTGCGGATGGTCAGGCTGTCGGCTTCCTCGCGGCCCTTGACCGGGTCGTCAATGATGCCCCCGTCCGCTCGGTTGCCGGTGACGGGGCCGCCGACGCCTACGGCCAGATATTCGCTGCCCTTGCTGGTCGCCCATCGGTTCGCGGCCTGGCTGTCACCCGCAAGACCAAATCCGAAGATGCTCTTGAAATCGTCGCCGGCCACGATGTTGCGTGAGCGACGGCCCCACTTATCGGCCAGCTCCTGACCGTAACTCGCGGTAATGATGCTGCGGTCGGGATGTCTGCCCATGTACCAAGGCGCATATAAAACGTTGGCATAGGTTGATTTGGCCGAGCCCGGCGGCATGAACACCATGAGGCGCTTGATCTCGCCCCGGTCGACAGCCTCCAGCTTCTCGATCAGCAGCCGGTGGTGGCGGGCCGGGATGTATTCCGGCGCGACGGCGTTAATGAACGCCGTTAGACTTTCGCGGGCGCGCCTGTGTAGCCGCCGCTTCGATTGCTCCAAGAGCGCCAGCAGCAATTCCGCCAAGTTGCGTTTGGAGTTCGGCAATGTAGGTATCAAGTTCGGGGTCATTCATCTCGTCCAGGCGACGGATGTTGAGCGTGGCAGGCGCCTTGCCCCAGCCGCGGTCGAGGATGACATCGGCAGCCGAGACGCGGGCCGATGGGCTGGCGTCGATGTCGTTGACGATGGCGACCAGCGCACGAAGGGCGTCGTCGGTGTGCTCGCGGGCAAGCTCGCGAATGTGCCGGATGACCGGGGGCCGGCCTGGGCCGCCACCATGACCTGGCTTGAAGCTGCCCGCCGTTGCGGGGTCACC